ATATTATCCAGGTCAAACATATGTTTCACCATCTGCACAAACAACATCAGCATTAGGTTTAGCCGAAGCTAGAGCAAAAGCAGGTAGTCCATTAGTACCAGCAGCTCAAAAACAAATGGCAGATGTTATTGGTGGTAAATATTTAGGTGCTAACCCATATTTATCAGCAGCTATGACTGGTGCAGCCGATGTTGCTAAAAAACAATATGCAGACGCAATACAAGGTACTCGTAGTGGTGCGTCACAAGCAGGTCGATATGGCTCAACAGCTATGTTTGAACAACAAAATAGAGCGCAACAAAATCTTGCTAACTCATTAGCACAAGAAGCAGGTAGGCTTATGTATCAGAATTACGGTGCTGAACGAGGTATGCAACAACAAGCTGTGCAACAAGCTCCACAAGCAGCGATGGCAGATTATGCTGATATTCAACAACTACTTGCAACAGGTCAAACAGCAGAAGATTATGCAAGAGAAAAACTACAAGCAGATATTGGTCGATATGAGTACGGTCAAAACCTACCATACACCAAACTACAATCATACTTATCAGCAGCCTACGGTGCTCCTATGGGTCAAACTACGACTGCACAATCATCAGGCGGAGGTAAATAATGTTTAGTTTTGATCCTTATTCATGGTTATTAAACTTTGGAATAAATACAGCAATGGGCAAAGACCCTATGACATCAGCAAAAAATGCAACGATTGGTCAAGGTGTTGGAAATTTATTAGGAAATATTGTTCCAGCCGATTTATTTCCTACTGAAGTTGCAGGCAATACTGTTACTCAAGCATCTCAAAATTTACCTCAAGCTATGATTAGCCAAGATACGCTTAATCAAGGTATATTAAATACAATGGGTGACGCTTCTAGTATTGGCGGTGCTAATTTAATGTCAGCAGCACGAGGTGTCGGAGGTGGTTCTGCTGGTATGATACCTAATACTGTAGATACTGCTAATTTACCATTAGCAATGACACCTAATGCTCCACTAAATACAACACAATCATTAATGCCATCTTACATGGATACAACTGGAAAAACATTTGACCAAAGTTTTGGTTATGTTCCAGGTCCAGGTGGTATGGAACAATTTCCTAGCGTAAGAGGTTATAATGAGTTTCCATTAACAGCAAGAAATGATATACCTCAAGTAGGTGATTTTAACATTGGTGCAGATATGGGTTCTGTAATTAAATCTACTCCAGAAGAAATAGCATCTCGAGCTGGTGGATATGAAGAAGAACCTTTGTATAAAACTGCATACAACAAAGTTGCTAACTATATAGAAGAAAATCCATTAGAAGCAGGTATGTATGGACTAATAGGTGGTTCTGCATTATATTCTGGTTTAAACCCAAGACAACAGCGTGTTCCATTAACACAGGTAACAAGCTCTGTTAAACAAGCAACAGCACCTCAGTTTGGATCACCTTTAAAAATTAGACGACCAGGAATGAGAGGATAATAATATGGCTAATGGACTTTTTACTACAATCGATCCATTATATGGATTAGATAAATTAAATATTCCAGGTGTATCTAAAATACCAGGTGCAGAAAATTATATTACTGGACAACAAATTGGAGGCGGTATTCAAGGATTTGCAACTGGAATTAAAGGATCAGAAAATCTACCATTTGGTTTAGGAGCATTAAACACATTTGCAAATACTATTGTTGGTGCAAAAGGTGGTGGTGAAAAAGGAATGATGAATCTTGCTAACTATAATAAGTTAAGACAAGATTTATTAAAAACTGGTATTGATATTCAAAAAGGTCAATATGATTTAGCAAAAGCACCATATGATGTTGCTAATGCTGCTTTCGAGGCTAATAAAGGTCAATTTGATGCTAATGCTAGAGCTAATTTATTAAGAATAATACAACAATTACCACCAGAACAACAAGCATTAGCAAGTTCTGATCCAAAAGCATGGCTTGACAACTTTTACAAAAGTAATGCCCCAACAGATGATGTAAGAGAATATGAGTATGCTTTAAGACAATATCAAGCTGGAAATGCACCTAACCCTGGTTCTTTTCAAGATTGGTATAGAAATTATATTAAATTAAAATCAAGCACAGTTACGGTTAATACTGGTGCAGATAAATATGCTGAAGAACTTGGTAAAAAATTAGCTGAACAAGATGTTGCGTTTGTTCAACAAGCTGATGATGTTCCTATGCAATTAGGTAAAATGGATGAAACATTAAAAATTATTAGAAATCCTAAAACACAAGTTGGCAAAATGTCTGGTTTAATTACTGATATTAATGCAATTAAAGATCAATTTTTAGATGTTGATAACCAAATTAAAGAATCTGTTGGAAATACACAATTACTAGATGCATTACTTGGATCAGAAGTATTTCCGATGATTAAAGCATTAGGTATTGGTGCAAGAGGTTTAGACACACCTGCTGAGCGAGAGTTTTTGCGTAAAGTTATGACTGGTACTATTGAGCTTAATCGTGACACATTAACTAAAATGACTATGATTCGCAGAAGACAGTTTCAAGAAATTGCTAAAAAATACAATACTAAATTAAAATCAGGTAATTTAAAAGATTACCAAAAATTTAGACAATTAAACCCTATTGAATTTGCACAAGGGAAAGATAGTGCATTTATAATTAGTGGAATGGATAATCTAGAAAAAAAACGATTTAGTGTTTTTGCTGACGGTTCAGCATATTATCTAAATAATGATGGGACTGTTTCAGATGAAAAAGTATCAGGATTTGACTGGTTAAATTATAATTATTAATAGGATAAGTTATGCCACCAAATGACGAAAGATTTGTTTTAGATTCATTAGAATCACCAGAAATTCCTCGTGTAGATGATAGGTTTGCTTTAGACCAAATTGAAAAAGCTATAGAATTATCACCATTAGAACAGTTTGTTGGTGAAGAAAATCCATTAATGAGAGAAGTTGCAAGGAAAGGTTCTTCTATATTAAGAGGTGGAGCTGTTCCAATGTTAGGTGCAAGAACCGCAATGATGCTTCCTGGCACACCATTACAAAAAGCTATTTATGGAACTGTAGGCGGATTAGGATTGCCATTAGCTGAATTAGGAGCTATTGGTTTACAAAAACTTGGATATGATGTTGGTTCGCCATATGAAGCCATACAAAAATTTTATACAGATATGGGATTACCAGAATCACAAACTGATATAGAAAAAGACCTTGAAATGTTTTCTGCATCATTTGCTGGTATAAAACCAACAGCACAAATGTTTAAAAAAGCAGGTTCTGGATTAGGAGTGTCACCAAGTTTACAAGCAACAGCAAGTGGAACTGGTGGATTAACTACCCAAGAGCTTATTAATCAAGGTGTTGATCCAACAACAGCATCATTACTTGGAGTTGGAACAAGTTTAGGTTTTGGTTTATTTGCACCAAGAAAATCTGTAGGTACAAGTGCTTTTGAAAAACGATTAGAGTCAGGTCAATTATATGACTTTGCTGAAAAAGCAGGGTTACGTTTAGGCAGTGGAAAAACTAATACATTATTAAATAATATTGTGTCAGAAGCAAAAGCATTAGATATAGATGTAGGAACATTAAGTAAAAACAAAAGTGGTATGTACACTAATGTAACTAATTCATTAACACCAACTGCTGTATTAGCTATAAATAAACTTAATTTATATCGCAATAAACCATTATCTTTAAAACAATTAGAAAATATGAGAAGAACTGTTAGTGGTGCTATTGCCAAAGCTAATGCAAATGACCAAAGAATACTTATTGGTATAAGAGATAAAATTGATGATTTTGTTGAAAATGCAGATGCATCTACATTTATTTCAGGTAAAAAACCAACTACAGAAGCAACAGACGCATTAAGAAATGCTAGAAATTTATGGCGACAAGCATCAAAAGTTGATTCTATTAACGAAATATTTAGGTCAGCAGATTTAAGATCAGCTACATCACAAGCTGATTTTGAACAAATATTAAAAAGTAAGTTAGTAACATTAGCTAACAACAAAAAACAATTTAACAAATTTTCTCAAGTAGAAAGAGATGCTATTGAAGATGTTATTAAAGGCGGATCATTTACTAAGTTTATGAAAAAAACTGAAAATTTAATGAAAGATTCATCTTCTGCTATTGCATCTGGAGGTCTTGGTTTAACACTTGATCCTACTGGAATTGGAGCTGGAGCTGCAATAGTTCCTAGATTATTGTCTGGTGTTGCAGGTGAGGCTGCTGATATTTCAACAAGAAGTTCTGCGGCTAACTTAGAAAATATTTTAAGACTAGGTAGACGACCAACTTTGTTAGAAGCAGCAGAATCAAGATTAATTAATCCAGCACTAATTACTGCTATTGGTGCATCAGGGGCTGGTAAAGGTTTACTTTATCAATGAACTGGCACGAAATAAACTTACCACTTATCAACCTATATAACGCACCGAAAGGAAATAAATGACACCGCACGAAGAATTATTAGCACACGAGAAACTCTGTGCAGAAAGATATTCAACAATTCACAAGCGACTGGACAGGATTGAAACCATGCTTAGCAAGCTCATTTGGGGGGCGATGGGCGGTTTTGGTGCTATCTGTGTTGCTGTGATTATATCCAATATACACCTATGAAAGAAATAGGGTTATGGATATTTGTAGCAGTATACATTATCTTATGTGTACTGGTTGGGTTTAACATTTAAGGAGTTAAATATGGAATGGGATTGGCAACATTGGGTCGCATTAGCTGTTTGGACATGGGTATGGGATAAATGGGTAAGTCACCATTTGCATAATCTATGGGATGGCTTTACAGGTCGTTATTAAAATGAACTCATTTTGGGAGGGATTCTTATACGGATTCCTCTCAATTCTTTTATTTATATTAATTGAAGTTCCTAAATGGAACTGTCATTATTTTTGGTGGTAATATGTTTGGAATTATAGGTAAATTATTAGGTAGTGGTGATGTTATCAGTAAAGGGTTAGACCTTATTGATTCTATGCACACCTCTAAAGAAGAAGAAATACTAGCTAAGAGCAAAGCAAAGATTGATTTATTGCAAGCATACGCACCGTTTAAATTAGCACAAAGATACCTTGCAGTTATGTTCTCTGCTGTGTTTTTATTTATTATGCTTAACGGTGTGGTAGGTGCATTGTATGGTTGGATAGATATGGCTAATGTATCTGAAGCTAAAGACTTTGCTAACGAAATGTGGCTAGGTGAAATTATGTTAGCTATTGTAGGATTTTATTTTGGTGGGGGCTTAGTAGAGTCAGCTCGTAGAAAATGAGATTAACACCAAACTTTACTTTAGAAGAGTTAGAGTTTAGCGAAACAGCAACAAGGCTAGGCATAAACAATAAAGTTCCAGAACAGCTAATGGATAACATAATGATATTAGCGAAAGGATTACAAGATGTTAGAAAGTTACTCGGCACACCTCTCTATATTAGTAGTGGTTATCGCTGCATTGAGCTTAACAATATACTCAAGTCTAAACCCACATCTGCTCATGTCAAAGGGTTGGCTGCAGACTTCAGACCTAGTGGCAACCATAATATTGATAGTGCTGTCGCTGCCATTGTTGATAGCGATATTCCTTACGACCAAATTCTTAATGAGTACGATAGCTGGGTTCATATATCTTTCGCAGAGAGTGGTGAATCTCCTAGAAAACAGGCATTAATAGTAGACCATACAGGAACTACGTTATACAATAAATAGATGAACAAGTCAGTATTAGTCATATCTGATCTACACATTCCTTATCATCATAAGGATGCGTTCAGCTTTCTTCGTGCATTAAAAGACAAATACAAGCCAGATATGGTTGTAAACATTGGTGATGAACTAGACCACCATGCTATATCTATGCACGAACACAATCCTGATTTAATGTCAGCAGGTGATGAACTACGCAATGCTAGGCATTACATCAAACAATTAGAAGAAATCTTCCCTAGAATGACAATAGTGCATAGTAACCATTCGTCATTAGTTTACAGGAGAGCTTTAAAATACGGATTACCTAAAGACTACCTAAAGTCATACAATGAATTTTTAGGTGTTGGAAAAGGTTGGCAATGGGTCGATGATTTAACATTGACGTTAAGTGATGGTACTCGTTGCTTTTTTACGCATGGTATGTCAGCCGATGTATTGAAGGTAGCACAACAATACGGTATGAATACTGTGCAAGGACATTACCATACCAAGTTTTCTATTGGCTATTACTCTAACCCAGATGCTCTTATCTGGGGTATGCAAGTTGGATGTTTAATTAATCAAAAGTCTATGGCATTTGATTATGCTAAAAACTTTAAATCACGTTTCATAGTAGGATGTGGAATGATTATTAATGGGCAACCTAAACTCATGCCAATGGTTCTTAACGAGGATGGTCAATGGAACAAAAAACTACCGTAATACGATTTGAAGCGTCAGCCGCACTAAAACTATTTCATCAACTTAATAAACATAAACTTAAATACAATCATTTGAGGAAGGCAGATATGGATATTTCTGAAATTGCTGAACACATGACAGGGAAGCAAATTGAGGCTATCGATGTGGTTTATGGCGAAGATATACTTACTATCTATCTGTCAGATGGTAGTGACGTTGAGCTTATTGTCGACTCTATTTATTGTAATGTGCCTGATTTAGATGACTAAGTGGAAGTGGGTTTATTTTATATTTTTCATATCTTTTGCTTTGCTTTGTGTGTTTATGTTTTGCTATATTGTAGTGGCTAGTGGATCACAGAGCTAAAGAAATCACTTTACCAGACGGTACACAAACAGATACATGGTCTAAAGAATACATGTATTACTGTGAGGCGTTATCTTTTTCTAAAAAGCCACTACAATTTAGACGGGATATGTTAGAAAAAATTTACAAAAGAAATCAACTAGAAAGATTAGATAAAGTGAAATATTGGCTAACACATATTTGGGAACATAAATGATGGCAAACTATTTAACAGAAACACCTTTAACGCTAAGAGATAAGCTATTTAACTATATATACGGTCAAACAGGAAACCGTACTATGGCTAAAAATGTTGCTGGTGATATGTCTGGTAATTTAAGTTTATTTGATTTAACAGGAATACCTTTAGGTGAAGAAGCTGGTATATTAACTGGTGAAGGTTTAGCTACAGGTAATATTGGTAATGCTGGTGCAGGTCTTGGGCTATTAGCACTTGGCACTCTTGATCCATTAAAAGTTGGTAAACCAATTGTAAATGTAATTAAAGAACCAATTAAAAAAACAATAAAAAAAATTGCTGGTGCACCATACGGTATATTATCTAAAGCAGATGAAAACAAAGCTATCAATCAATATGTAAAAACAGTTGAAAAAGGAATTGCAGGTGCTGACTGGTATGATAAAGGCGGTAAACAAATTTTAAAATTATCTGGAGATAATCCAGAAATGGCAAATAAATTTGCTGAAAATTTAGCAACTACATCTGCTGGTACAGGAGTTGCTCCAAATACTGTATTTTCTATTAAAGGTCATAATCAAATTATGGCAGGTGATCCAATTGCTACTGGAAGATTTCCTAAAACAATGGGTAAACAAATAGATGAAATATATAATACAAATCAATATACATCTGGACAAAAAAGAATACCATTTGCAGATCAAATAGCAGTAGGTGGTGGCTTTTACTCTAAAGAAGCTGGACAAGCAAATAGAGCAGTTCATGATATTTGGGATGGCAGGGCATGGGGGTATACAGACCCTAATGGAAAACCAATCACACGAGGATTTACTCCAGTTGAGCATAAGTGGATGGATACTCAAATGGATAAAGTTATTGATCAGCTCAATAAAAATAAAGTTGGAGGTAAAACTAATTGGACTCCAGGACAAGCACAAGCTGCATCATGGACTGGTGCAAAAATAGATGCAGGAGCAGTTAATCCATCAAACGCAGCATATAGTTATGCCGAGGCATTGCCAGAAAATTATGCGTATCAATCTAGAGAGGCTATTCCTGGAAAACAAGCTGGTCATATGAAAGGTATTATTGATGCTCCAGAAGATGTGCGTAGAGCATACGACAAAGAAGTAACTGGTATTTTATATGACACACAAGGAAGAGATAAAATATCTCAAGGTGTTGGATTATTAACAGATG